GTCTACGACACGAGGGTCGCCCCAGATTTTGACCCACCCCGGGGTCAGCCGGGGCGGGGTCAGCGTCGTTGTGATGCGGCTCGAGCGGAGTTGCACGAGCGGTGAGCCGGGGCGAGGACATCGGACTCGGGGCCGTGCACGTGATCGGCTGTCCACGGGTCGTCAGCCCTGGCACCTTCACCGCACAGCCAACAATGTGTTGCGGTCTCCCTGACGAGTCGTGAGCGTTCTGGGTAGTCACCCTTGTAGTGAGTGCGTGAGGCGTTGCGCATGGCCTGGCGTTTGCCTTCGCAGGTTAGGCAGCGAGTGGGTTCGGTGGTGAGTCGGCGGCAGGTGAGGCAGGGTCGGCGGATGGGCATGGGTTGAGAGTAGTAGTTCGTTCTACCCTGATACTGGAGACAGGACACGGGTGTGACTACGTCACACACCTGTGTCCCCATGTCTGGCAAAGGTTTGAGGGAGTGTGTCCCCGAGCCATGTCCCCGTGTTGGGGTTAGTTGAGTGGGTCGCGGAGTCGGTTTTGGGCGATGGCCCGTAGTGCTGGTGACCACTTCTGGTTCTTGGCAGCGACGCCTCGTGCTCTGGCTTCTTCTCGGAACTTGTTGGTGTCTTCTTGCACCATGCCAGGTTTGAGCTCAGGGAAGGCTTGCAGGATCTGTCTGGCGAGATTGTAGATGGGTTCGGTGAAGGTCTCAAGGGTTTCTTTGAGCCGGATGGGGTTGTGGTCTTCTTCTAGTTGTTCTTCTATGAGTTCTACTTCGGTGGGTGCCCAGCCGATGCGTGAGAAGACTCGGGTGAGTTTGATGGTGTGGCCGTCTCGTTGGAGGTGGTAGACGATGTCGACGTCGTCGTTCTTGGCTGATGAGCCTCGTTGGCCTTGGGTTTTGCCTTTGTCTTTGCCTGCGTGGTCGGTGCGGAGGAGTGCGATGCCTGCGCCTTTGAGGGCGAGTCCTGTTGTCCTGGCGAACTCGCGGTAGGTGTCTGCTGAGTTCTCTTCGCCTTCTACGGCCCGCCCGGTGGTGTCGATGACTACCACTTGGGCTTGTGTGAGCTCTACGAGTTTCATGACGGCTGCTGCGCCTTCGTAGGTGTTGAGCGGTGGTAGGGATGGGATGAGGGCGTAGTGGAGGTGGGTAAGGTCGTCTTCTCGTGTGTAGCCAAGGTTGTCTAGGCGTTCCATCAGATCGGCTGCGGTCATTTCGTAGTCGAGGTAGAGGACGTGGACTTTGTCTTGTGCTGGGCGTCCGAAGATGGGTTTGCCTGTGGCGAGTGCTGCGACGCAGGCGAGGGCGATGTACGACTTGCCTTCTTTGCTGACGGCGAATAGTGCGGTTTGTCTGCCGCGTGCGATGAGTGGGTAGGCAATCCAGTCTTCTGCTTTGTGGTCTTGGTTCCAGAACTCTTGCCAGTTGACGAGTTGGGATAAGAGTTCGTCGGGTGTGCTGGTGGTGATGGTTGGGTTGAGGTTCATGTATTGGGCTGCTGCTTGTTTCCATGAGCCTTGGTGGTGTCGTTGGGCGTGGTAGCCGAAGCGTGAGTATCCGCCTTCGGGTACGGGTGCGTTGCTGCTGAAGACGATGAGTGCGTCGTTGCCGTTGTGGTTGAGGCTGGCGGAGATGCCTGTGGTTTTGCCTGGGCGTCGCCAGTATTCGGTTCCGTCTGTGCCTTGGTAGACGTAGGTCCATCCGTCTTGGGTGAGGATGGTTTGCCAGTTGGTGTTGTTGTTGTAGCGGGCTGAGGGTGAGTTGGGGTCGGTAAGGAAGATGTCGCCGTCTGCTGGTCTTGTTCGGTCTATTTTTGGTTCGGCGGTGAGGCGTTTGATGAGCCAGTCGGGTGCGTCGGCTGGGAGGATGTCGGTGATGCCGAAGCCTTCTTCGAAGGTGTAGGGCTTGCCTATCGGGTGGAGTGTGGGTGGGGCGAGGACTTGGCCGCCGTCGCCTCGGATGTCGAGTCCTGGGCCGAGGCGTTTGCCTGCGTCGTTGCGGATAGCGATGGGTGTGGTGAAGTAGAGGTGGCGTCCGCCGGTTGGGGTGAGGACGGTGACGGTGTCGGGGAGTTTGCCGTGTTCAGCTTCTAGGTCGGCGAGTGTGTCTGATCCTGATTGTTGTGGGTCGTGTTCGTCTATGTCAAGTACGAACACTTGGCGTGCGCCTGCTCGCCCGGTGCAGATGCCGACGCCCCATCCTTTGTAGGTGGTGGTGAACCATTGTTTGACGGTGTCGGTGTTGCTGGTGGCGATGGTTTGCCATGCTTCGATGCCGGCAGGGTATTTTTCTCCTGGCGCAATCGGTATGACTCGTATGCCTCGTGATGCGTACAGCAGCGCGTTCTCTAACACTGTCATTGGCGGGTCTCCCTGGTTAGTAGATGTTTAGGTTAGTGCGTTAGACACGGCGGCCACGAATGTGGTGCAGCCAGGCAACGAACACTGGTTCAGGTAGGAATCCTTTGGTGTCCCAGTTGCCGTACACGCCTTCGGCGATGGGGTTCAGTGGGATGATGCGGAACTCGGCTGGTGTGTCAACGGTTGCTTCTTTCCAGAGTGTGCCGTCGTCGGTCTCGTATTTGTATTGCACGCAGAACGCGGGCAGACCGGCACGATCAGCCAGGTCAATCAGGGCGAGCATGTTGGCTGAGTCGGTCATGAGGTTGCCGTTGTAGTGGCGGTACTCGATGAGGGCTACTGCTTTGCGGTTGTCGTACTCACATAGCAAGAAGTCGATGTCTACTGCGGGGACGTTGTAGCCCCAGGTTCGATGCTTGAGGCTGATGATTTCATCTCGGCGGTTGTGGCGTTCATTGCTGCTCATTGGTTGTCTCCTGTTGTGGTGTGTCGAACTCGGGTAGGTCGAACCAGTTGGTCCAGATTTGTGATGGGTGTTTGCCTAGTTTGATTGCGAGTTTGTCTGCGGTGTATGGGTCAAGGTTGGTGGTGCCTTTGCGCCATTGTTGGACGCGGGTGCGGCTGACGCCGAGGACTGCACCGATGTTGGATGCCCATTCGCCCTCCCCGAATGATTCGAGGAGGGCGGCTGCTGGGAAGCACCATCGGTTGGTGAGTTTTTTGCGGGTCACCAGTCGCGGCTCATTGCTTCTGATTCGTAGATGTCGTCGCCCCACAGCTCACGGAAGAACTGTTCCACGGTTTGTTGTGGTTGTGCGTGAATCTTTTGGATGGGGATGGACACCGTCTTGTACTGCCGGGTGGCCTGCACGGTGGTGATGTCAAACGGATCGATGTTCGTTTCTTCTATGAACATTTGTTCCGCTTGGTCAACTTGGCTGCCGGACACGGTGAGGATGATGTCGCCTGGTGTGTTGTCATCGAAGACAACTTTGGTGACACCGAGCAACCCTTGGGCGTGCAGGATGTAGATGTCGCGCTTCATTGGTCGTCCTCTTCTTTCTTCGGCTCGATGGCGAAGTCTTCGCAGTTGACAATGCGCCAACCTTGCATCTTGCGTTCATCCATTCGTCGGCTGAACTTCTTGGATTTGAACTGTGGTGGCTGGATACCTTTCTTGCCACGGGCTGTGGCATAGTCCTGCATCGACCACCAGATGTTGTCGAATCCACCTTGCACGAGTGCGTCGTACAGAGCGTCAGCGAGTTGGGTTTCCGCAATGAGTCGTCGCTGCAACTCTTGGGTTTTCTTACGTTCAAGTGGCGTCATTGACGACCTCCTGTATTTACATGCGGCGGGCATGTCCGTGCTGGCCTCGGCAGGTCAGCGGCAACAAGGTAACACAGTTTTCGGTCTCCGGGCGGTACGCCCGAGATTTATTTTTGCATCTCTGCTGGCGGGTTGTGCCGGGTGCAGGTCGGTGCGGTGGTGGGTGTGATGTAAAGAGTTATTTTATTTTCACATCGAGCGCAACGCCAGGTCACTCTTCTTCTTCGGCTTCTCTGTCCATCCATGCTTTGGCGATCTTGGCTTTCTGGATGTGGCTGACGGCTTCGCATAGTCCGATGGTTTCTGCTGCCGACTGGTCTTCCAAGCATTGTATGTAGAACGACTGGTCAGCGTCAGCATCCTCGACTACGGCGATGAGCACGTATTTGATGCACCAGCCTTCGCCGATGTCGTTCAAGTATTTCTCGACTGCGTCAGTCCTCTTCGTCATCAAGGCCGTCGCATGTCGGTTTGGGGTTGGGTGTGCAGGCGCAGGGTCGGCGTAAGTCTCGGGTGTTCATCTGCGTTCAACGATAACTGGTGGCGACCAGGTGGTTGACCAGTCGTTGCCGGGTTTGAATGCGACGGTTGCTTCGCCTTCGGCGTTGAGTGTGACGAGTAGGTAGAGGCCGCGGGTGCGGTAGGCGTTCATCACGTCGGTGGAGTCGAGTGTTGCGATCCAGCGTGCGTGGCCGTCGTGGTCGGCCATGACGGTGACGAACTTCGGGTCAGCGATGCTCATGGCACGTCCTTGAACCGGGTGACGGCGTTGTCGTGCAGGTCTTGGATGTGTTCATGCACCATGTTGAGGCAGCCGAGGTAGCCAGCTGCGTCAACGACACTGTCGCGATGCCAGCGGCCTTCGTCCATGTTGGTGGTCAGTCGAGCAAGTTTGACTGCGACCATGAACAGGATTGCTTGTTTGATGCTGAGGTTGATGCCGGTCATGCCGTAGAAGATGCGGGTGACTTTGCCGTAGTCGTCAAATGGGTGAGCGTATGCGGCTTGGCGTGGCCCGGTGATGAGGTCGTGGGCCTCGGTGAGTATCTCTGCGCCTTTCACAGTTCTATTCCTTGGGCGATGTGGACACGTAGGCGTTCAACGGTGGAGTTGAGTTGGGTGATTTGGGTGTCTTTGTGGAACAGTTCTTTCATGGCTGCTTGGAGTGAGTCTTCCAAGTTATTGCGTTGGTCGGTGACGATGGATAGGGCGGTGGATAGTTCAGCAATCCGGGTCTGTGCTTCGTCGTGCATCAGGCGTAGTGCGTCTGGATCGTAGGTCATTGCGTGCCTCCTGGGCGGTTGGTTTGGGGTTGGGCTGGTGGCCGTGTCGACGCAGGGTAGACACGACCACCAGGTATTGCGGGTGGTTGTTACCACATGTTTGCGGAGTCATCCTTGACAGGTGCATCCACTTTGGCGGCGTAGAGCTTCGGGGCGTTGAACGCTGCCGACTTCTTCTCTCCGTCTCCCGTGTATCTGACTGACAAGGTTGAGCCGACAAGCGTTGAGACGCCTGCCTTCTCGGCTGCTTCGCGGATGGCTTTGACCATCTGACCACGCACCCAAAGGTTGGATGCACCGATTTGGGTTTCGAGCGTGAACACGAACACCCAACGCGGGTCTCCGTTGTCGTACGTCTTGACGTTCCCGGCTGGGTCTTTGTCTTGCAGTTTCGTCACTTCGGTGACGACACCCGTGTGGGTGTCACCTACCTTGACGAACTTGAGGGCTGGCAGCTTGGGGCCGCCAGCGGTTGATTCCATGAACTCATCCATGAGTGTTCTCCTTGATGATGTAGTGGTTGCTTACTGGGATGTATTCGAGCACGGCTCGCTCGGCGTAGATGTCCTGCAACGACGACCAAACACGTTCGGCGTCAATGTAGGACAGGTCTGCCAAGGCAAGCCCTGCACTTTGGTATTGCTTTCCGGTGCGATGCATACAAACGCTTCGCACTAGATCTTTGTCGATGTGGCCTTCTTGTTCTGCTATCTCTAGCAGGATTCGGGCGATGCCAACTCGTCGTTCGGTTGCTGGGGTCATGCTGATTGAGCCGAATGATTCATCGTTGATGTCGCGAATAGTTGTGCGGCATGGTTCGGGAATCATTTGGAATCGGGCAGACAACAGCGAGACGTGTTTGGCGTCAACGAGTGCGCCTTCCGTGCGACTCATTTCTTCACCGCCTTCTTCTTGGCTGGTGCCTTCTTCTTGACTGGTGTGGCTGCGGCTTCGCTGATTGGTACGAGGTCGGGTTCACGGTTCGAGAGGAACGGTGCCGATGATTCGCGCTCCAACTCGTCCAACTGCTTCAGCAGCGTGTCAAGTTGTGCTTCGTTGAAGTCGGGCAGTTTGACACCTGGGTATGGCCAGTGACGCTTCAACAGGTCCTGCCATGTTGTGGGCAGGTTCTTGATGCGTTCCAAGGCCGTGTCACGGTTGTGGTCTGGTGCTGCAGAGGTGGCGACACCCGCTGTGGGCGGAATCCCGTCGTTGGCCGCCACCTCCGCATGCACTTTGATGTGCAGGTCTTTACGTTTGCGCCAGGTGCGAACAGCCATTGCCATTTGTGCTGCTTCCCATCCGGCGACGAGGTCTACTTCGTAGAGGGCGAGGGTGCCTTGGCCTGCTGGGAGGTGGAGGATGACGCCACGAGTTTTGTCAATGTCTGGCATCGGGATGTGTTCTTGGGTGCGCCAGTCGTAGATGTAATCAGCGTTGGCATACATTGCCATCTGAACTGCGATGGCGTTCATGGCGTAGTCAATGGAACCTGTTTTCAAGTCAAAGATTTGTTTCTTCTTGCGGGTGGAGAAGCGTGCGATGCGGTCGGCTGTGCCCGCGTACTCATACTTCTCGTTGACGAGCAATACTTCAACGAAGCGTGGGTCGATGATGACGCCGTGTTGGGTGATGCCTGTGGTGTAGGCGTTGACGTCGGTTTGGAGTCCTGGGAGGATTGCTGGTTGTTGGCCGAGGTCGAGTGCTTGGGTGAGTGAGTGGAGTGCGGTGCCGATGTTTGCTTTGCTTGATGCACCTGCCGCTTCGATGGCTTGTTGCACGATGCGATCCAACGCACCTTTGTCTTCTAGTGCTGCTGATGCTGCGACGAGCAGGTCGTTGCGATGCACGAGTCCTGTCGCAGTCATGCGACCCTTCCATGCTGTCAGTGCACCTTCATCGTCCAAACATTTGGCGATGGTGGTGACACGCGGGAACGATGTTTCTTTCCCTGTGCGTGTCTTGATGAGGTAGCGACCCCAACGGTCTTTGGGTGCTTCACCCGTGGTGAATGTGTCGGCGGTAGTCATTCGTTTTCTCCTTGGTTGATTGCGGGGCTAACTGGGATTTCAGAGCATACCTTATCGGGGCGGTGTTGGACGGTCAAGCATCCTTAGAAGTTCGGCCCACAACTTGGCAGGCATGATGGCATACCAGTCGTCAACGTCTTCTGATCCACGGCGTTTGACGATGACTGCCCCAGTCCAAGCACGGGCGTTGCCCATCTCGGCTTCAAGCTCTCGCAGGTAGCCAGGTAGGTCAATCTTCTTCTCGTTCTTGACTTCGATACATACGCCTGGCAGGCCGTCGATGTCGCCTCGGTCATCAGTCCAACCGGCACGACTCCGCTCAGCGTTCACCCATCCGTACTTTCGTAGCCATTTGGCTACTAGAAGCTCTGCTCGGTTGCCTTTGCGTTTATTTGGATGGGCCACGACTACAAATCCTACGACGCAGCTCACGGCGTCTTTCGGTGGTGGTCGTACCACCCCAGATGCCTACCTCTTCGTTCTTGATTGCGTGCTCAAGACAATCAACACGCACCGGGCACCTGTTGCAATACGTCTTGGCTTCAATCACTAGTCGTCGCACACCTTCCTCGAAGAACAGATCGCCTGACAGACCGAAGCAGGTTGCAAGTCGATACCACTTCGGGTGTGCCCCGATGTAGACGTTGTCTTCGTTGGACCAGTTAGCGATTGGTTCGTCGGTCATGTTTCCTGAGCGAATCTTTGATGTGTTGACTTTGTTTGTCTTGTTTGTCTTGCGACAACCATTTGACCACGAAGTACAGCGACACCACTTGGGTGGTGATAAAGAACAACCACTCGAATCGTGTGATTGTTTCCTCGGGGAACCTTGGCATAAACAACCAAACGATTGTCCATGCCAACATGATTGGTCCTACGATGACCACTTTTTCCATCGGTTTCATACAGCCTCCTTTTGGCTGAATGCGACCTTACGGCACTACTGGGTCAAGGTGTTGGATGCCAGTTTGTGGGTTGTCCACTGAGTCCAGGTGCCGTACTCCCAGATGGCGAGGGCGGCCCGAGCTGCGGTGGGCGGATCTAGCAAGTTATCGCAAGTGCTAACAAGTCCGATGGTCTGTAGATAGCCGTCTGGGTAGTACTTGCTGGGCAGGCACCAGGACTTGGTGTGGATTTGGAACGCAGTCCAACTGATGCCGTTGTCGCCTCGGACATCCATCCGGCATCGGGACTCGAAGTAGGTGACTGCCCCAACCATTGGCAACTCGGCTTCAGGCCAGCCAACCTCACGGGCTAGGTCTATCCACCCTGGGCAGGATTGGCCGTCAGGCGTCTCCAAATCGCGTAGGAGAGGCTCTGCTGGCTGTGCTGGGGCAAGTGTCGTGGTTGTCACTGGAACGCTTGTAGAAGCCTGTGGTGAGGTTTCTGGGGCGTCTGCGGCTATCGCTGGGACAAGCCCAAGCAGAGCCCCGAAGGCAATGGCTAGGGCGATGGTGAGGGTCTTCATGAGTGGTAATCCCTTCAGGATGTAACCGCATCAGCCAAGGAGGAAACTGATGCGGGGCCGTCAACTCTTTTCCCGCCGAGGCAGAGGACTGACCACTGCCCAGCATACTGGACACCTCCTTGGGATGTCCAAGCCGAACCCTACCTGAAGTCGGTGGGGAGGACAATCCTTATCTTGACGACCATTCCGACCGGGACGCACAGCACCCCGTCAACGGAATGGTCAACGCCGATGCTTTGGGCGAGCACGACGTGGTCGGGTTTGGCGTCTGTCATCAGCCAGCCTATGGATTTCACTTGGTATGACTCTTGGTCTAGGTCCTCGATGTCCATCCAGGCGTTCTCAGCGTGGGCATCCAGCCAGGTCAGTTCAACTATTTTGGCGTTACTCAGGTCAGCCATACCACGTACTCCGCAGTCACTTGCCCTTTGTCTGGGTTGACGAAGTGCAGTCGTTGTGATGGTTTGCCGGTGGCAGCGACGAACTCTTTGGCGTACTCGGAGTCCGATTCGATGCTGCCGGATACGAACACTCGGCCACCGTTGGCGAGGGTCATCGTGATGTTCTGGTGGTAGTGGCCCATGTAGCAGTCGTTGAAGTCGGCGATTACTCCTGATGCCCAGGCGTTGACTTTGCGCATGATGCCGAACGCTGGCACGTTGCCTCCGAAGGATTTGACTTCATCGCCGTGGACGAGGAGCACGTGGTAGTTGCCGATGGAGAAGGTTTGATACCAGGCTTCGGAGTGTTGCCAGATGACTGGGAGGTCTTTGGTTCGGTCTTGGGCGATGCGGTATGCCATCCGGTCGACGTTGTCGCCTGCGTAGGTTCCGTCGCCGTAGCGGCCGAGGCGTCCGTGGTTGCCCCATTCGCAGACGATCCGCAAAGGCTTAGCGAAGTTCGCTTGCAAGGTACGCACCATCTGCTCAATGATTCGAGCGGTCTCAAAGAGCTGCTCGAATAGGTGTGCTTCAATTTCCCACACTTGGCTGGGGAACACGTTGCCGCCACCTTCAACCATGTCGCCACCCAACATCAGGACACATTCGTCTACCGGGTGGTCTTTGCGTTGGATGTCGGTGAGGGCGATGACTTTGTCGGTGAACTCTGCGATGCGCCGATCAGCAACCTGAATGTTGTACGAGGCTGTCCGTTTGCCTAACTGCCAGTCGGTGGCGTGAACCAAGGCAACTTCGTGCCCTTTGCGTCGCTTATCCAAGGCAGGCCGCTTGACAGTTGCGCCTCGCCCAGATGCCTTAGCGGCCTCATAGGCGGCCTGGTAGATGGCTCCGACGATGTCGTCGGTTCGACGTTTGTTTCGGGCGGCTTCCGCTTGGGCTTTCTTGAGGAGCTTTTGAAGTTCGTCAACTTGGGCCTGCTCGTCGTACTCGGTCATGAAGAAGCAATCTCGCCACGAATCCGAGCCAACGCCGTGTACGAAGCAGGGAACCCTTTGTTCTTCAAGACCCTGTGGATGACTGCGTTGTTGATGCTTGGGTCTTTGCAGGCTTTCTCAAAGTCTTTCCAACCTGCATCTCCGAGGAACTCACGCAGTCTTGAATCAACCTTATTTGCGTTTGGTCGCTTTGCTTGCTCGAGCCGTAGCGCGTCTAGGAACTCTCCCATTGCTTTTCTCCTCTATGTGCCATTGAAGGTGTGAATCCACCTTACCCTCCACGCGGTCTACCGTGTTGGATACTCGGTCAAGTACGTCCATCACTTTGGCGTGGTCATCACGGTTCTCACGCCTGAACTGTTGGATGATTGCGACGATGATTGAGGCAACTGCGGCACTTACGCCGACAACGAGGAATGCCCAACCTTGGTCAAGCATTGGCTTTGGGTGGCGGAACTGTGCCGTTGCGGATGTGCTCGAAGCGGGTCTTGTATTCGGCTGCATCGTCGGCGAACTTCGGGCCGATCTCTATGTGCAGCCAGTCCCCACCGCCAGAACCCGTGATTGTTTGCTTGGTGTAGTCCTGCCAAGCGGCACGGTCACAACGCCAGCCGCGACCGAACTGTGGGAAGTAATCCAAGACGCATTCGATGTGCAGGTACCGCCAGTTGGCAAGCAGGATGTCAAGCGTCTCTAATGCTTTGACACGGCCGTTTGGTATGCCTTTGGTTTCCATCTTGCGATACGACATGTCGGTGGCCCGCCCGGTGGCATGAACACTCAACGTGGTCTTGCCACGCATGGGGCGATTCGCATAGGTTCCATTGTTCCAAAGCGCACCATCAGACAACTTCGCCACCTCAATGACGAACTGCTCCAGACCTGCCCGCTTACCTTTGGCAGCACCGTCAGTGGTGCCCGTGTACGGGCGAGTCATGACTACTTCGTGCGGCCGAACGCAGCGTCTTTGGGGTTGACGTAGCGCAAGATCGGTGGGAGTGCCGCAGCCAGGGCGGCTTTCACCAAGTCATCGGGTGCATAGTTGCCGGTTGACGCAACTGCGACAACGGCAGCGAGCACGCTGCGAAGGTACGAATGGAGCATCGCTTTGTGTTGCTCATTCAGGTTCAAGTTCATTGTTCTCTGCTTTCTTCTTGATGCCGTTAGACGCTACTAGACCTGACAGGGTTCCTGTCATGAATACGACGATGGTACTCAACATGTCCACGAAGGCGATGTCATTGGGGCTGGACTCAATCGGCTGCGATACGAATAGCAGTCCCCAGACGAAACCTATGACGATGATTGCGAACACGGAAGCCAAGATGATTCCAACTGCTGCAATCAGCCGTACATGGATTTCTTCAGGTGTAAGTCGGCGTCGGTTCATGGGTTGCATCCAGCCAGAGGGCATTCCTCACCGGTTCGAGGGTTGAAGTTTGTGCGGGTTGTTTCGCAACCAGCCAACAGCAACGTCAAAACGATTAGAGCAGCTCTCATTTGTCCTCATCCGATTGACTTGCTGTTCCTGCCAAGTGTAATGCAAGAGACAGAATCGTGAAGAACAACGCCCAGTTCTGAATCGACCCGGACAGGGTCATGATGGTGATGGCGGATGCACCCAGGGTGAAACCCAGGGCGAGCATCTCGTTGCCAATCTTCTTGAACATCAGTTATTCCGTCTACGCAGGCTCGCACCAACAGCCACCATTGTAGAAGAAACTGCCACCAGTGTCCTTCGTTCTTCCACAGGAATCGTGGAGCCAACCATCACATAGGAATCAAACAGCCCGGTGAACACGTTGATGGCCGCCTCGAATGCTTCACGAACTTCCTTCGGTGCTTCTTGCACCGCGTCCACGATTGCTTCACCTTGCTCGGCAGTCAACTCCTCAACGACGACCGCTTCAAAGATTGCTTCGGCCTGCGCCTCGGTGACAACTGCCAAGACCTCTGAGGTCGTGGCAAGTTGTGTGGCCTGCTCGGTGGTCGGGGTGGTGGCAAGGATTTGTTCTACGGCTGCGACGATTTGCTCAGGTTCGAGGACGGTGACGTCGGCGAGTAGCTCTTCTACGAACTCGTCCACTTCTTCTTCGGTGCTAGTTTCGGGCAATGCTTCTGTCTCTGGCTGCTCTGGTTCTGATGGCTCCGGCAGCGTTGTGGTTGTGGGTGCTGGCTCGGTGGTTGTTGATTGAGGAGGCACAGTTACAGATGGCAGAGTCGTCTCGGGAACTGGATCAACAAACAGAGTCGTCGTAGTTGATTCGGTAGTTGTTGTCGGAGGCTCGGTCGTAGTCGTAGTGGTGGAAGTCGTAGTGGTGGAAGTCGTAGTCGTAGGCGGCTCAGTAGTTGTAGTCGTGGTGGTAGCCGGGGCGACGTAGACGGTCGTGGTTGTCGTGGTCTGCTCGGTGGTGGTGGTTGCAGGCTCAGTCGTGGTCGTCGTAGAAGTGGTGGTGGTTTCTGGAACGGTGGTGCTAGTCGAAGTGGTGGTGGTTGGTGTTGAGGTTTGGGTGAACGCTTCGTCGGGAACTATTGACCAGCCTGCGTCGTCAATGTTCCAGACAAGCATGATGCAGGACGACCCGCCGTGCTCATACATCCACACGTTGAGCGGCTGGATGCCTGCCTCAATCTCTAGTTGACCTGACGGTATCCAGGAGCAGCCTTGGTCGTTCCATGATTCAAACTCGTTGCCGCCGATGTCCGCATAGCCACCGTCGTCTGTGGCCAACCAGAACTCAATCGTCGTGTGTTCAGGGATGTTGATGTAGCCAGTCATGTGAACCATGAACAAGTCGCCTGTGCAGCTCTCGTATGGTTCGCCGTCGTAACTGCGGTTGATGTTGTTCTCTGTCTCGGTTCCGCAGATCGGATACTCGCTGGTGGAACGTAGCGGTGGTATCTCGTCGATGGTGTAGTAGGTGGTGGCAAGCCCTGGTTGCGGGTCTGCTTGTGCGGTAGTCGGCCAGAAGGCGAAGAAGACTGCCGGTGCGAGTATCAGCCAACGAAGGCTGTTAGAGAGGCGCATCCTCAACTACTGGTGGTGCGCTGAACGTGTCGGTGTCTGCGTCGTAGATCCAGCCGATGGCAACGGTCAAAGGTTCTGGGCCGAGGTCGTGCCAGTCACCGTCAAGATTTGCTGTCGCCCATTCGTAGTCGCCAACGATGATGGCTTCAACGATGTTGTTCGCTAGTTGTGCGACGTAGTTCTTCACGACTTGAACCTTACGTACACGACGCCGTCTGAGCCTGCGCCTGATGTCGTGGTGCCTCCACCGCCTCCACCTGAACCGAAGAAGGCTGCTGAGGCTGCGCTTCCTGCGGTGCTACCTGCGACTCCGCCGTTGCCGCCTGACGAGTTGCCTGCCGTTCCGCCTGTTCCGCCTGAGCCTGTTGCACCACCACCACCGCAACCGATGTGCGTCACAACTGTTGCGCCTGTGAATGTGGTGGTCGCTGTTCCTGTGCCGCCTGCACCACCTGTCGTTGAGCCGCCGTTAGACCCGACTGATGTCGAGCCTCCGCCACCGCCGGAACCTGATGTGGTTGACGCTGCGCTGCCGTTGCCTCCGTTGAAGGCTTGCGTTGAGATGAGAGTAATCCCGCCTGTGTTGATTGCGAAGTCGCTACTGCCGATGCCGCCGCCACCTGCACCGGCGGCGTCTGCGTTCTTGAAGCCAGCGCCATCGTTGCCAATACCGCCACCGCCACCGCCCGCAGCAATAGAACCGACTCGGCTGAAAGTGCCACGATTACCCGTAGTGCCGGTGACCGTTACGGCGATGCCTTTGGCACCGACAGTCACCGTCTGATTCGTGTCGGCAAAGAAAGTTGCTTCAACTACTCCGCCGCCACCACCGCCACCTGCTGAACCGAAGTTGGTGCGGAATCCGCCCGATCCACCTCCACCGACCATGAGCACATCAAAGAGTCCCGACTTCGTAACCGTCAGCGTTGAAGACGATGAGAAGGTGAGCATCGTGTAGTTGACCCCGCCGACTGTGATACTGCTCGACGTGCCACCTGTGGCGGTTCCGTAACTTATACCGCCGCTAGGAAAAAAAGTAAAGACCGACGCCGACGTAGCTACAAGTGTGCCGCCTCCATGTTGCGCCAATACAAGTGAGCCTGCTGTGTTGATGGTGACGCCTGCACCGGCGGTGACGGTGGTTGCACCTGCGCCCTTGTTGGCGATGAAGATTGTGTCGCCGACTGCAAAGACTGAATTGTTGATGGTGACGGTGTTCGCCGAGGCGACGTTCATCACGATGCGTTTGCCGACATCTCCAACGACCGCAACATAGGACGCAGTCTGGTCGTTGATGGGCAATGTCGTGATTGCGTTCATCTGCGCAGCGGTAAGGACTTGACCCTGCGTGAATGGGAATGGTGTCGTCATACGGGGATTATCCTAGCCCAACCTCAGCGTCGTCAAGTTCGCTGGTGTCCAAGATGAACAAGCCAAACAGGTCCGCTGGTGAACATTGCAAAATGACCGTGTGATTTGATGGGGTTATCTTGTGGTCGATACCCTCCACGAACAAGTCCTCCACCACCGGGTTAGCCACATTCGGGAACCGCTTGGACACCCGTATCTGGTCACCAATCTCCAACACCGCGACCAAATCACGTTGGGCTTCGCTGATGCCGTTCATAGAAATCTCAATGTTGCTGAACCAATACTGCGGCAGTTCCCGCACCAGATACCCGGCAAGGTCTTGGGCGAAGCTGACACCAGTTTCGGGGTTCGTCGAGTTGTCCAGAATCGTCACCAGTTGCGCCGACGTCTCACCGAACGTGGACACCGAAGTTGCCGAAGTTGCGGTGACTGCTTGCAAATCGGTCGTCGTCGGAGCCGACACCGCGGCCGTATCCGCAACAACAACTTGCACATTGTTGACCACACCCTGATCCAATGTGAGTTTCTGTCCGAACGACTGATTGTTCTGCTGAGCCAACCCAGCCAGCAACAAATCAAAATCATCCGCAGGAATCAAGTCAGACGTGAAGACGACACTCATCGGTAAATCACCTCAAAACTACGGAACGGAATCTCACCATCACCAACATCGGAGAACTCTGCGATGATGTCCTGAAACTCACGACCAGTACGAGCCTGAGCCACCAAGACTCCCGCCCGGCTGATAAAGATGCGACCCTGCTCAGCGGTCTGAATGCGATCAAAATACTCCGACACCTTCACACCCGCCTCAACCGCCTGGGCACCCAACTTGGCAACACCAACCTCAATGTCCCGTTCACCCGGCAACACGAACAACTGCACCTCGGCACGGTCCAAGATGGCTTCGATACGTTCACTCGACAACTCAGCCGTGGGCACATGACGGTCAATCGACACCTTCTCCAACACCTTCAAATCATCCACCGCGGTCACCGTCACATACGACTTGTTATCCAACGTGATCTGCTGGTTGTACGACTGAATCTGCCCCACGAACAGCTCCTCACCGTCACGAGTCACCTTCACCCGCTTCGTCGGAGTGAAACCGAGACGGTCTTCGTCCACGTCCCAATACGGTGACGCAGGATTCACCACCGAGAAATCGCCCTGAACATCGTCAATCGTGATGGTGCAACGCCCAGAGTCAATCGGTTGACGAAACTCGCTACGACCCCGAGCAATGGACACAGCCAACACATACTCAGTCACATCAAAAAACTCGGTTGACCCGTCAAGCGTGTCCAATCCATCAAGCGTTGAACTGTCCAACTTGAACTCGTCCGTGGTGAACCCAGCATCCAGGAACACGCCATAGTTGCCGAAGTTGAGCAGGTTCTTTGACATTAGAGAATCTGTACGTTGAGTGGGCCTTGATTGCGATTGTAGGTACGCAACGCATCAACCAGTTTCTCAGGCAAATCCGCATCAGCAACAGTCGAATTGACGTTGATGACCACCTGTTCGGACATCATGCGTTGCCCGTCGCCGCCGTTGAACCCTCCACCGGCTGGTGGCGTGGGGACGATGGGCACCAGGTCAGGTGAACCGATACGGGCTGCAACCTTCGGGAAGTTGAGAATGGCTGTCGCCAACAAATCCAACTCCTTGCGATACTCCGCAACCGCTTCAGTCTCCGCTTCCAAAGCCTCCGTGTTGCGCTCATGAGCCCTCGTCTGAGCCTCCTGAGCATCAGTAACAGCCTTCTGCAACGGCACCAGCTCTGCGTCACCTTGACGCAACCCGTCGGTGGCGATACGTAAATCGCGTTGAGCAGCCTCCAACTTGCGGGTGCTATCAATCTGATCATCTTCCTGGTCAACGACACGCAACTTCGCCTCAGCCAAAGCAATCTCAGCCTCACGAATGTCTTGCGCTGTTGACCCAGCATCGGCACGAACCTCAGCCAGTTTCCGTTCAGCGTCACGAACCGCAAAGATTGACTGCTCCTGCGCAAACTTCGAGCGAGTCAACCCACGCTCAGCCGCAGCTACCGCCCGTTGAGCGTCAGCAATCTCACCCGGCGACCCAGCACCTTGCGCTTCAAGCAACGCCTGCTGGGCTGCAGCCAAATCTTCGTTCGCTTTCGTCAACGACTTCTGGGTGTCACGCACATTTCGTTGCGCACGACTGTACGAATCTGACGCACCTTGCGCCGACTTCAACACAGCCGTGTATGCCTCCAACGGTTTGATGGCCTCAGCCGTAGCCCGCGACGACCCACCAGTCTTTTTGGCTGTGTCGCCAAGCAAAGCGTTCAACACGGACTGGGCAGCCGACTGGTCTTTGAGGGCCTGATTCAACACTTCAATGGATGTGCCACCCTTCAACGCTTGGGCACGCAACTGGTTCACCCGATCGGTTTCTTTCGCCAGTTTCGCTTCAGCCTGGGCAACAGACACCAACCCTGTTTCAAGGTTCGCAGCAGCCAAACGTCGAGCAGCCATGTCTGATGCGTCAGCAATCCCTCTGATTGCTCCAGCCGCCTTATCTGCACCGACCTTGATACGGTCGAACGATACTTCCCCAATGGTCGCTGTCTTCGGCAAGCTGATACCTACAAATCGGACAACGTCACCAACGACATTGCCCCATTGAATAAACGAGTTGATGACCCCAATGACTGCGTTGACGAGCAACTCAAACCCTGCGATTGCAATGTTGATGAGGGTTGCCAGAACTTTGCGGAACCCTTCGGACTTCATCGCAGCCAACACCAACGCACTCACCAACAAACCGATGACCACAACGATTGCCCCGATACCAGTTGCCGAAAGGGCAACACCGAACAAGGTCAGTTTCGCTGCCGCCAAAGCTGCCGCTATTGCCATCACCTTCAACGCAATCGACATCGCCACAATCGCCCCGGTGACAGCCGCAAACCCTGCACCCAACGCAACCATGACTTCAGAGTTACGTGCAGCGAAATCGGCAAACTTTCCGAGTGCAGCCACAATCGCCTCAAACGCTGGCAAGAGTGCCGTACCGATGTTGGTGCGCACATCATCAAAACTGTTCCGCAACGCCACCATGCGACCCTCAGCGGTCTCACGAGCAGCCTCATTGAACCCGCCATACGTTGAGGACAAGACGTCGACGATGGCAGCGGCACGCTCGGCCTCTGTCCCGTTGCTGATCAACGCCTTCGTGTTGTCGTCAAGTACGAACCCTGCTCGGGTCAACGCACCGAACTGGCCGTTCAACGCCTGAGCCAAGCCGTTGGTCATTGACTTGAAATCTTCCCCAGTGGCCGTCGCACCCTTTTCAGCGATGACATAGTCAACAATCGCTGGCGTCAACTTCTCTATGGTCTCAAACTGCAAATCAAACGTGGCAAGTTGTGCTTGCGCCACCGTAATGTTCCCAGCCGACGCAACACCAACCTGTTGCAAAGCATCAGCCTGGGCAAGCAAAGCATCAACCTGCTCATCGGTTGCCGCCCCAGTGGTGAGAAGTATTTGACGGAGACGTTCCTGTTCAGCCTGAGCTTGCACGGCTGCGCTAATCGACAACCCTGCGGCCGCCGTGATACCTGCAAACGCAATAGCCGAAGCAGCCTGCACCTTGCCGAACACTGGGACAAGTTCTTGGAGTTTTGTTTGTGATTCCCCGAACGCTTCACCGGCAGCACCACGAACTTGTTGGAAGCCTGCGATCAACTGCCGAGGGTCGGCAATAAGTTTGACTAAGAATGAACGCTCAACGGCCATGAGCGGCAATTCTACTCAGTCAAAGACCCATGACTTTCGCAGGTCTCTCAACTCGCCCAACAACCTGCCAGCAATCTGCGGTTGCGTCAAGCCAGCGAACCGAGTCAAATCTTGTGGTTCATTCCACCACGACTCATCTTCCCAGTATCGAACCTGACGTGAAGTTGACTGCACCGACTTCGGCATCCGAGCGACACCAAACCGAGGCGGAACGAACAACTCACCCAACTCAGCATCCAAGAACTCGCCATGCCCATACTTCCGAGACGACCAATCAAACCGTCCCACAGGATGCTGAGGGAGATAGAAGATGCGTGCAGGGTCCTTCGTGGCTGGGTCGCCGACGACGTTGATGCGTTCATGCAACCGAGTCCACACCTCTGCCCAACGATGTGCAGGCACCGGGTCTTTGAGAGGGAGCACCAAGTGCCAGTGCTCATCGTTCGGGCGATGCGACCATGTGGTGTATGCGAACCATTCCAAGCCATCCAACCGAGCGTGGTCAAACGACTCACCGTCCATGTCCACCACGAGACAGGTCACAGCCTCAACGTTGCGATTGCTTCGTGTGGTGCCTGATGCGTAGATGACTGGCGACCACAGCGCACGCTGATCCTTGCGTCGGGTTTCCTTACGGATGCACAGACGAGACCACAACTGCACCCATGAACCAGCGAACGGTTTGGGTACGACTGCTTTGGTGTAGTCGAATCTGACTGCACGGACGTTGTCTAACTGAATCTCAGGAAACATGGCGGGCTCCTTGTAGGTCAGCGTAGCGTCAAACAGCACCCTTGGCAAGGTTCTTCAATACCAGCTCAATGGCGTCTGAATACTCCTTGACAACGAAAGACTTTGAATCCCGTACCGCCTGCCAGAAGAAGTAGCCCTGACGGCCACGATGGCGAGTGAATTGCATCGTTGTCTTTCTGCGACGACCACCGAACTCGGCACCGAAAAACACATTACCCATCGTCACTTTTCTTGCGCGCTTACCGTTCGGACGGGAAGCAGAAACGAAACCACGCTTGTGATCCAGTTTGATGGTTGGGATGCGGTCATGTCGAGCACGCAAACCTCTGACCACTTGGCTGGCCTGCGAATGACCGGATGAACCGTCTCGGGGTTTTCCTTGCGGTGCTTGACCGTTTGCGTTGATGACCGCCCGGTCAACAACATGCTGTGCAACTTGCTGAGCTGCCTTACGCATCTCAGCGTCAAACTGTGGCAAAGCCTGCGACGCTTCACGCAAGAACTCAAACAGTCCTGGTGCACTGAACGCAACCTGATCTGCTCGACCGATAGCAATCTTGTTTGCCATGTCAACGATTGTACGGCGTGTTCGGATTCTGTTTCACCGACTTGTATCGCAAGTAAGCGACCAACGTGTACAACATTCGGGGTGACTCAGCCAACAGTTGAGAAGGCGCAATGCCTGTCTCGCACGCCAAATAGGCGATCAACCAGTGGGCTGAGTGCTCTCCAAAGGGACAATCCTGTCCTCTCCTTCGGCAGAGATTTGTTCAACGGTGTCAAGCCACGAATCAAAGTCGAGGGCTGTCACCTTGTTGCGCTTCTCGCAATGCCAAGCCAACCAGGCAAGGTCACGCACTTTCATCTCAGCCTCAACACGTGCCATTGACACGTTGTGTGCTTCTTCGTATTTGACGAAGTCGGGGAATGCAACGACAGCCAAGCGTTGCTTGCCGTCCGTTCCGTGAACGGTCAATCCGAGTTTCATGTATTACCTCCGCAGGGTGAAGTGATTAGAACTAGGCGCCGACGCTCTTGGTGATTCCGCCCGAGATTGGGAACGTGACGTCTGCGGTGGCGAGTTCGCCGACTGCACCGTTCACTGGTGTCCACTCGGTCACGAGCACGCTGAACGAATACGAAGGGTTCGCCGAGGAAGCGGCAGCAGTTCCGTTTGGCTTCACGACGCAGGTGACTGCGGTTGAGCCGACGAGTGGGAAGAACAGTCCGTCGATGGCGTTGTAGTCGTTGTGAATTGCCATGGTCACGCTGTTGTCAATCAAACCGGACACGCGAGTCACAGCCGACGATCCGAATGCGGTTGTCGCAACTTCAGCGGCCGATGTGGTCAGGGTTACTGATGCGACGTTTCCCGAAATGTCGGTGCCGTTGAAAACTACGTTGACGTCTTTGAGGACTAACTTTGCCATGATTACTTGTCTCCTGCCTTATCGGCTTTTGAGGGTTTTGAAACTTCTTCTGCAACTGGCGTGATGATGCCTGCCGCAATCAACAACTCTACATTGTCAATGCCGCTGCCGTCCACATGACCGCCAGGCTTTACACCAGTCACCGGGAAGGGTCCAGATACGAGATACTTTGCCATGGTCTAAGCGTACACGAGCAGTTGGAAGTCCACCGTCAGATACAGGGTGTCGTTGGCGTCAATGTTCGTGATGTTGGTGGCACCGGTGACGATAAGGTCTTGCACGACACCACCCAGCGTTCGGTCGGCTTCAAGAGCTCGACGCACGGATTGCGCACCGTCGTATGCGACATAGCCATCAAGTTTTTCTTGGGCTGTTCGCTCTGAGGCTCGTTGCACCACCACGGTGATGGAGAAACGGTTGACGATGTTGCCCGCACCCATCGCCCCGTGATACGTGATTTCTTCCAGCGTTGCGAAGGCGAACGGTGGGTTGACTTGATCTGGTTGGTAGTCGTAGGCCCGCAATCCAGGGATGGTCTCTAGGGCAACCTTGAGTGCGTCTTTGATTTGGCTTGGTGTTGCGGTCATGCAAACATCCGCATCCGTCGATACGGCTCAACCAACTGAGCCATGTCAGGGTCAAGGAATCGAGAGACACGAATAGCACCGAGGTCACCGAACCCGGCAACACCGAGAGGGCTGTCCAACCGTTTGAACAATCGTGATGCTTGGATGATGCACGCCTGCTTCACAGGTGATGGCACGGTGGCCCACCCGTAGCGGGCGGTGACTTGCACGAGGGCTTGTTCACCGTAGTTGGCGTTGACGGTGGGGAACAGGTAGTCGCCAACGGCACGCAGTTTGTTGAACGACCATTCGATGCCATCCAAGTATCCGTTCAACGGTTCAAGTTGCACATCCGTAGCCGACCATGTCACATCAAAGTTTCCATCAGCAAACGTCGAGGTCTTCAAGATGAACCCGGTGGTCGTGTAGATGTCGTCAATGTCGCACACGTATTCGGTGTTCGCTTGGTAGACGCGAACCGTTGCAGAACCATACGCCCAGAACTGTCGGTTGCAATAGCCGTCAATCAAACGGGATGCAGATTCGGTTGCGCTGTCAATGAGCGTGTCGTCGGCCGTGTCAGCCGTACCGATTCTGAGAGCGGCCTTGACTTCTGCCCTGGTCGCGTAACCGTTCGTGATTGTCATGGTGGCTCAATCCTACTCAATCCAGTCCTTGCGTCGGGCAACACCAATGCCGAAGAACGAACCATTGACCGATTCATACTGTTCAACGAACTCCCAGAAATCGTGCGTCTGGGAATACTTATCACGATGCTCCAACCAATACTGTCGAACCGCTGGACACGAATCCGACGAGATGTCATGGAACACCTGGATGTTGCAATGCCCCACCGTGGCCTCGGCATCATCCTTCACACCTTCATACGAATGATCGCCATCGACGAACACGACATCAAAGAACTGGTCGCCGACCCAAGCCTTGAAACTATCCAACCTCGTGTCCTCTTGCCGATACTCAAACTCGGTGAGCATCGGCGGCTGGTCAATCAAATCCACCGCTATTGCCCGCACGAACCCAGGGTTCATACGACGCAACGTCTCGGCCTGCACGACGAACGTCCCACCATGCCGAGTTCCTATCTCTAGGTAAGACCGAACCATTGACGCCGTTGACGCAAGCCACGCCATGTACGGGGCGAACTGGCATGGGTACTGCCAAATCCGCAAACCTAATCCAGGGCTATTCAACATCAGTTCTGGCAACTCCTCCGGATTCTCGTCGTTGAAACCGAACTCCGCCAACAACTTTTCCCACACCTCAACCCGACACAACGCCTCTGCACTTGACGTCTCCAATCGCTCTCGCACCAACTCAACAGACATCAAGCAACTCCTTCACCTCACGCTCAAACACCGAACGATTCTTCGCCACCCAACCTTGATACACAAGTTGCGAAGCAGAAGGACTCTCACGATCCATCAACTCAGCCACCTTCCCAATCACCTCATCCAACGTCTCAAACTTGTACCAGTTTGACAACGGCATGTCTTCCCAGTAGGTGGCCGACCCGATGTATGTCGACATCACAAGACACCCGGCCAACGCCGCCTCACGAGGCAAACGGTCCCGCCCCGGATGCTTACCGAAATCCACATACACCTTCGAAGCGTGCAACACCTCCGACACTCCAAGACTGTCCATGCCACCCAACTCGGCAACTTGGAACCGACCCGACTGCACGAACGGTCGCAGCAACCCAGCATCCTTCGCAGGGTTCACCACTACCTGCGGCTGCCTCTCACGCAACACAGGTTGCACCGACACCCAATCGGTCAACATCATCCGCTTGCCCTTGTCACGGACATGGTCCCAGGCGTACTCAGATTGGCAGAGATGCAACGAAATCTTGTCGAGGTTCCGTTGTCCATGGGTGCCGAAGTTGCCGACGCTCAGCCACCACAACGCGCAACGGTTCTTGAACGTGCTCGCCATCTCAGGCCAAATCTCAGGCAACACGACCAACGCATCCTCGGGCACCTGGTCTCGGAGAATCTTCGGGCAGACATAATGCTGATAGGGCTGCGGAGTTGTGTGCGGTGCGAACGGCCAATAGAGGATGGCAGCCGATCCACGCTCAACATGGTTCGCGGTGTGCACCAACTGGTGCATCGCCTCAGGCCCACCAGTCACAGCATTCGCCGGGCACACCACCACCAGTTTCAATCCCACCCCAACTCCAATCGTCGGTTCAAATCCCAATCCAACGGCAGGTCTGCAATCATCCGTTGCTCGAACAGCCGTCGGTTCGCATCAAAGGTTGCTTGGTTGCGCATCTGGAACTTTGCGTTTGATTGCAGGGTGCTGGAGTTGCGGTGGTTGATGGCAGCCGAAGAACGGTGAATGTCCACACCTTTGCGTTGGGCTCGCACCTCGTAGTCGTTGTCCTCAAAATACGCAGGATGGTAGCCCTCGTGGAACAGTCCGACCTGCTGCACCACTTGTGAACCCAACCAGAAACACGACCACGGTGGCTTGCCACCCAACACCAGATTCGTTGACGACGCCTGGGCAAAGAAGTCGGCGACACCGTTGAGGCCGAACCCGACATCATGGTTGACGATCATCCACCCGGTGGACTTGCAGGTTGCTTTGATACCAAGATTCCAAGATGCTGCAACACCGAGATTGGTTGGCATCCGATAGTGGAAGATGCGTTGCGCCTTCGTGGTGTGTGGCTCCCATGTCGGATGGTTGCCGTTGTCGATGACGACCAGGTCAATGATGCGCCCATCAAACGACGTCAGCATCGAATCCACTCGCTCATGCTCGGTCAAGACCGGCACGATTACGACTGGGACAAGCGGCACCATTCTGCAATCTCCTTCATCGCTGGCTTCCAGTAGGTCTCATAGACGTGGTCGGCTTCGTACTGTTTGGCGAAGTCAATCGCCTTCTGCGAACGGCCACGGCCACGGGCATACGCCTGCTCGAGTCCGTTGAGGATGCTGGGCACCGACGGGGTCAAGAACCATGAGGCTTGGGCTGGGTCCCAATACGGTTGCCCGTCTGCTATCCAACCGTCACCACACAGCTCAGGTTGCGCTGTGAAGCGTGAAACCACCACAGGCGTCCCACACGCCTGGGCTTCCACCACAGGGATGCCAAAGCCCTCTCCCATGCTCGCAGCCAGATACACGTCTGCGGCCGTGTAGAGGGCTGCCATAGCGTTCTGAGGCAAGCCCATCCGGTAGGTGTACGGATCGCAGTAACGGATGCGAGACTCGTCAATGCCACACATGTGAGCCAACAACTTCAAGTCAATGCCACCCATGGAGGCCGACTGCTCGGTGTGCATGTAGAGCACCGCATCGTCATGTTTCTGGGCAAACATGCTGAACGCCATGAAGTTCTCAGCGAACGCCTTGCGGGGAGGATGCGCACCTTTGTTCACGCTCGTCATCATCACAACGAACTTGTCTTCTGAGAAGCCCATGATGTCTCGCCCGGTGATGACCTTGCCGTGGTTGTCTTTGATGTGGGCAGTCGGTTTGAACACCGACTCGATACCGTGCGGCACGTAGACGTTGCGAATCCCAAAGTTGTTCAGTTGCTCATGCCCGAACTTGGACATTGAAATCGGCATCACATTCGGACGTTGACACCAGGCTGCGACATCCGGTGGGCAAGGCTGATGGTCAATCGGAACCCACGACGCAATGTTGGGAACCTTCTCCAAACTTGGAGACTTCAACACCCAGACATCAAACAATGTCATCAACAGTTTCGGCAGGTTTGAACCTTGTGTCCAATCCATCCAGTGTGCAGCGACGATGTCGT